CGGACTACGAAGGTGAAGAGCTTGAAGATCTTACTAAAAACCGAGTAGGGTTTCGTCAGAACCAGCAACAGGAGTGGGAAACTCTTCGACAGACGAAACATAAGGACCAATCAAAAGCTTTGGATACTAAACTTGCTAAAGAAGTAATAGCACAGGAGACTGCCGTTACTGCTGCTGCGGATAAGGCAGATCCAGGGACTAGTGCTAAGGATACCAAAAAAGGTCAACCACTTATCAGCCTACCCGTTTGGCATGGTCAGGGTAGTGATAGTAATGATGGTGATGATCATGGGGGTCAGGACCAAGCTCTTGATAGTTCCGGTGACTTAGCAGAGGGTCAGGATTATCGTGAGTAAAACATATGGCTGGTAGAACTCTTGATATCCGTGATGTGATTGGGCCGTCAGACCGCCTAGCCACCCATATCACTGCTGAGTTCCAACGCTGGAATGATATGCGTAAGCAGTGGACGGACGAGAAGAGAGAGGTCCGGAACTACATCTTTGCCACTGATACGACAAAGACCACGAACCAGACCCTCCCATGGAAGAACTCTACCACTATACCGAAGCTCTGCCAGATCAGGGATAACCTCCATGCCAACTACATGGCAGCGCTATTCCCCAATGATGATTGGCTAGTATGGGAAGGGGATGACGAGGACTCAGAGTCGATTGAGAAACGAAAGACTATCCTTAGTTATATGCAGAATAAGATGCGGCAGTCTAACTTCCGCACCACAGTGTCTGAGATGGTCTATGACTTTATCGACTTCGGTAATGTTGTTGGGACTACAGAGTATGTGAACGAGACAAGGATGGGGGATGACGATGAGGTATTCCCTGGATACGTTGGCCCCATGGCCCAGAGGATCTCCCCGTTTGACATTGTCTTTAATCCTACAGCGACATCGTTTGAGAGATCCCCAAAGATCTTCCGAAGCATCAAGACTATTGGAGAGATAGCTGCTGATATCGAAGACCATCCTGAAGAAGGATACATGAAGGAGGTCTTCAAGAAGATCAACGCTACAAGGAAGTCTGTCCAAGGATTGAAGACCACGGATCTGGCCAACGGAGACCAGTACCTTATTGATGGCTTTGGTTCTATTCTGGAGTACTACCAGTCAGGCTATGTTGAGATCCTTGAGTTCCATGGGGACTTGTGGGACATTGATAAAGAAGTCCTCCTGAAGAACCATGTAGTCACTATCGTTGATCGTATCCATGTTATTAGGAAGGTTGCTAATCCGTCATGGCGTGGACAGTCTATGCGACATGCAGGCTGGAGACTCCGTCCAGGTAACCTATGGGCAATGGGTCCGCTGGATAACTTGGTGGGGATGCAGTACAGAATTGATCACCTTGAGAATCTGAAGGCCGACGTATTCGATCAGATTGCTTATCCAATTGCCAAGGTAAGGGGCTTTGTCGAAGACTGGGAGTTTGAGCCAGGAGCAAGGATCTATGTTGGTGATGAAGGGGATGTTGATTTCCTGAGGCCTGATACGACTGCCCTTAATGCTGATACACAGATAGCCCTCCTTGAAGCTCGTATGGAGGACATGGCTGGCGCTCCTAGGCAAGCAATGGGTATCCGGACGCCAGGAGAGAAGACGGCCTTTGAGGTACAGTCCCTGGACAACGCCTCGTCAAGGATCTTCCAGAATAAGATTCAGTACTTTGAGCTAAACTATCTAGAGCCTCTCATGAATGATATGCTTGAGCAGGCCAGACGTAACATGGAACTATCGGATGTTGTCAGAACCCTTGACGATGAGTTTGGTACGGCACTGTTCGAAACGATTACCCCTGAAGACCTTGCTGCCAGAGGTAAACTAAGGCCTGTTGGTGCCAGACACTTTGCTGCCAGGGCTAACAAGTTCCAGAACCTTGTGAACCTTACCAACTCTTCTATCGGGCAAGACCCTGCAGTCAACATGCATATCTCAGGAGTCAAGCTTGCAAAGGTTATTGAAGAGCTTCTGGATATTGAAAGGTTTGGTCTGGTGCAGGAGAACATCAGAGTGGCCGAGCAGCTGGAGACACAGCGACTGGTCAATACAGGGGCAGCATCTCTAGATGAGGAGGCTGCTGCTGCAAGTGCCCCGATTCCTGAAGAAGAGCCAATATGAAGAATCTGGATGCGTGGACCGCGCATATCAAGGACCCAAAGGATAGAAACAAGTTTGCTGAATACGTTAGGAACTCCACAGATCTCTTAGGGAGATTAACGGAGATTATTGATATGAAGCTGACTATAGCTAAAAGATCAACTAAGACTGACTACGAGTCTCCCGGCTGGGCCTATAGACAAGCAGACCAGAACGGGACTATCAGGACTCTGGAAGACCTTCGTAAACTGACCAACATAGGAGACTGACCATGGCTGAGGGCATCTTTAACGCAAGTGAAACTACCAATTCGGAAGCAAACGAGATATCGTATTCTTCTGAATTGGTTGGTGATGGTAAGAAGTTTAAGACTGTGGGAGACCTTGAGAAGGGTAAGATGGAGTCGGATGCTTTCATCGAACAATTGAAGACAGAGAACGCTGGATTGCGATCTGACCTTGATACGCGTATGACCGCAGCGGACACGTTAGAGAAGATTCGTGAGGAAAACGCCACGAAGGAAGCTGTGGAGAATACCACTCTTAGCTTAAATTCGGACGAAGTCACTAATCTTGTTGAGACGACAATTGAAAAGCGAGAGTCTGCAAAGACCGCAGAGCAGAACGTTTCTGAAGTTGATGTGAAGATGAGGGCACTTTATGGCGATAGGGCTAAGGAGGTCTTTGATGAGAAGGCTTCTAGTCTTGGTCTATCACCTGAGTATCTGAAAGACGTTGCTTCAAAGAGTCCTGCCGCTTTCTATAACGTTCTTGGTTTAGATTTGAAGAAGGTTGCTGTGGCCCCTACATTATCTACGGGGAGTATATCCACAGAGGGAGGACAAGGTCCCTTGGCTACTGAGAACTCTTGGGCATGGTTCGAAAACATGAGGAAGACAGATCCTACGCGTTATTGGAAACCTGAAACCCAGAATCTTCTCTTTAAATCACGACAAGAACAAGGTGATAAGTTCGGTACAATTCAAGCATAGGAGAAGTCAATGGCGCATACTACCGCGCAGATCGGTCACCTCATTCGGTCTGAGGTTTGGTCGAGCCAGCTTAAGGAGGTCTTGGAAGACGAATTGCAGTCCCAAGGCTACGTTAACTGGATGACGGAGTTCCCTGATGGGACTACGTTTACTATTCCGTCCATTGGTCAGGCGCAGACTGATGACTACACTGAAGATACTGCCGTTGAATATCGTGCATTGGATACTGGTGAGTTCCAGTTCACGATCAACAAGTACAAGTCTTCGGGCACGTACATCACTAACAAGGCCAAGCAGGATTCATTCTACATGAATCAGTTGGTTTCTGCTTTCGTTCCTAAGCAGGGCCGCTCAATCATGGAGACTGTGGAAACTGATATCTTTGCCCTGGAAAGTGAGCAGACGTCTGCTAACCTGAACAACATTAACGGTGCGCCGCATCGCTTTGTTGGCTCGGGTACTAACGAGGTTATCACGGTTGCTGACTTCGCCAAGGCGCGGTTTTCCTTGAAAAAGGCGAACGTTCCTGACGCGAATCTCATTGCTGTGGTTGACCCCTCGGTAGAGTATACGCTGAACACGCTTACGAACTTGACTAGTGTGTCGAATAACCCTAAATGGGAAGGCGTCATTAGTCAGGGCGTAGCCACGGGCATGAAGTTTGTGGTTAACGTGTACGGCTTCGACGTATACACCAGTAACTATCTGGCGGATGCGAACGAGACTGTTGACTCTGTCACAACTGCTGCTGGCAAGGCCAACATGTTCTTCTCGGCTGTTTCTGATGTTCTGCCCTTCGTTGGTGCATGGCGTCAGATGCCGCAGGTGGACTCGGAGTACAACAAGGACTTCCAGCGGGAAGAGTACGTGACGACTGCTCGTTATGGCGTCAAGCTTTTCCGCCCAGAGAACTTGGTGTGCTGTCTCACTGACACTGATCAGGTCTAAAGGAGGTCATCATGAGCGCGAATGAGTTTTGGACTAACAATGATGGCCTTAATGTTCGTTTCGGTCTTGAGAAAGGGACTGCTGCGAAGATGGGCCGTCTATCTACGATGGGTGATAAGGGAGAGTTAGTAGTTGACTTTGGCTTTGCTGACATCTCAAATACTGACTCAGTTGTTGGTACACACCCTCTGGCCGGGGTTCCTTCGGGGTCCTTCATAGAGAGTGCCACCCTATATGTTAAGACTGCTTTTGCAGGGTCTTCGTCTACCCTCAATATCGGTCTGTGGAACGACGATGGAGACGGTACCTTCAGTGTCAACGATGCTGATGGTATTGATGCTGCGATT